GCGAGAAAAATTCCCAGGACGTCCGGGGAAGGTCGGAAGCACCCCAGGGAGGGGGATATGCCCCCGTCAGCCGCTTCTATACGCCGCCCAATCACAGGCGAGGGGTAGAATCCTATTTGAAATCATTTGTTCGCCCTCGGCCTTGCTGTGGGGCCGTAGTAGCTTGTCGGACTTCTGCCTGTTACAAGTCCAATGTGCAAGCTGAAGGTTGTCTATGTCACTAGGGTGGCCGCCCTTTGCCACGGGTATGATATGATCAATACACGGTGACAATGGATGCGGATACCTTTGGGTGAAGTCAACAGGCTTGCCGCAGATACCACAACAGGTTTGCGTTGCGTATATCTTCTTTTTGTTCCGGTCAAAGGCAAGGCGGTGGGTGCCGTCTTTGTCCGGTCTGTTGCGCTTATTGTTTGCCATACTGTGACGCACCCCCCGGCGGCATAAAAAAAGGGACTCAGGTTTTTGGCCCAAGTCCCTTGCAGATTATTTCACGCTACACATTATGGCATAGAATAAAGTGGCACGGTTCGCAAATTCACATCAAATCAAGACGTTGTGCAATGTCAATCAGGAACCGGGTTCGCCGTGCATAAAAGTCCGTGCGTCCAATCCCTTCCACATCAAGGATTTCATACCGGTACTTTTTGCCTGACTTACAGTTCAGCATGATTGCATCAACCAATTTATTCCGCATACCTTCAGGAAGGTCAAGGCCAATGGTGGCCCGTGCTTCCTCAACCGCCCTCATGCGTTTAGTATCGGGCAGTTCTTCCAGGCTCAAAAGCTGAATGGCTTTATCTTCACCCGTTTTGGAAACGTTGTGGGAGGATGGTGGGTAGAAATAGGAATTCTTTTTCCAATCCTCCGGGTCTTCTTTGTCTTTGATGACCTCAAAGCGTGCGCTTGAACCTTCGATGATATCACGGCGGCGGTCATAGTATTCCCGTTTGCGGCGGTCGTAGCCGCGCACAATCTGAATACAAGTCTGCCGCACATCATCCGGTATCAGTTTGGGTCTGCTCAAAGGCACCGCCCTTTCTTAGAACGGAAGCTGTGCGTCATCGTCTTCCAGCAGTGCATAATCACCGCCGTCAGGCTGAATGGGTGGCACATAGTCACTTGCAGGGGTGGCGGTGTTGGTGGAGCCGTCCTTTTTGGAATCACCGAAATAAACATTATCGGCAACGATTTCGGCGGCGCGGCGGTTGTTGCCGTCCTTGTCGGTGTACTTCCGAATCTGCAAACGGCCAGACACAACAGCCATGCGGCCCTTGGTGAAATACTTGGAAACGAACTCACCGGTATTGCGCCATGCAACGCAATCAATAAAGTCGGTTTCCTTTTCGCCGCCGTCCTTCGGTCCGAAATCACGGTCAACTGCCAGGGTGAAGGAAGCAACCGCAATGCCGCTGCCGGTGCGCCGCAACTCAGGATCACGGACAAGGCGGCCCATGATGGTGATATGATTCAGCATCTACGGCAACCCTCCAAATCAGAAACAGCGGCAGGGGGAACAGGCGGTGAAGGTAACCTCTTCCTCCGTGGGATAGGCTTTTACGGGGCGGTGTGCTTCTTCCATACGGGAAAGACGCTTGGACATTTCGTCCATGCGGATATGAACCTCTCTCATGCAGTCATCCATACGCCGCTGTTCAAACACCGATTCACGGCCGTCCTGGAATGCCTTTTCGAGGTCTGCTTCATACTTCTTTCTGGAAATAAACATATTGCATCATCCTTTCGGGTTTTGATTAACAAACTTAATACCGGAAACGCTTTCCGCGATTTCCACAATGTGTTCAATGGTGAACTCACCGTTCTGCACGGATTCATACCAGATCAGAACGTAATTCATAAAACGGTCAAAACGGATTTTACCAAAGCCGAACTTATCATGCAAAACCATGACGGGGATGGACATGAACAGCATGAACGCGTCATGCACGGCCTTTGCCTTGATTTTCGGTTCTGCTTCCCGGACGGCATCAGCCTTGATTTTCTCAATCTGTGCATCCGTCATGGTGTAAACCTTTGGCTTTTCGGTGATACCGGCTTGACGGCGCTGCTTGCGGTTCAGGTGGCTTTTCATAAAGCACCCCTTTCAACAGCAGAATTGATAAGCTTGCAGACCTCCACCATTTTGGAACTCTGGAAAAATGCAATGTCTTCCGGGGTCAAGCCGGTGGCATTGAGCTTTTCAAGCTTGTCCTCCAAATCGGCGATGCGTTCACCCTGGGCAATCAGAAGGGAAACGGCTTCCTCGACAGCATAGGCAAAGGTTGCACCCAGCTTATAGGAAATCAAATCCGGGGTGACGGACTGAAGCGTTTCAACGATTTTCAGGATTTCCATAGTGCATCCTCCGTGACAATGGGGTTACGGGTTCCCGTATCGATGATTTTGATATTTGCAAGGAAACCGGCACGGAAATGCAGCCTATCATCAAACCGGGAGATGGAAACGAACGGCCATATCTGTTCCGAAAGTTTTTCCATAAGGCGGTATTGAACAAGTTCCCGAACGTAGGGTTCCGGGTTGTTCAATTCTTCATCATTCACGAAGCATTCACACCATACATTCCGCACGGCACCCGTTTCGGCTGAAACAAGGTTCATTTCATGCCGGGGTGGGTGAATCTGCTGAATTTCTTCAAGGGGGTCTTTGCCCACCTTAAAACAGGCCATGACAACCATGGTGATGGTGGCGCTGATAATAGCGGTCAGGATATAACCCAGCATATCAGCCCTCCCAATGGGATTTATACAGTTCCTCACCGCGCCGGGTGCGTTCAGCCCGAACAGCTTCACGGAACCGCGTCCAATCCTGTTCATCACATGCATCGCCATAGCCGCCGGGGGAATATTTGGCATCGGTTACATCCTGATCAAAGCACCAAACAGTTTTGGAGGACAGTTTGGGCAACAGGGGTGTAATGAAACCAATCACCAAACTGGGCATATATGTACGGCGGCCCAGGGCATAGCGAACGGCACAGTTCAGCATAGTGCCAAATTTATCGTCCTGCAGGTCAATGGGCGCGGGTACGGGGATACCCGGAAGTGTGTATCCGTGCTGTGTCAGCAGCACAACGAACTTGTCCCAAAAAGAATGAAACGCAGGTTCATCAACGGAAATGTTTATACCGGCTTCATGCAGGGCAAGCCATGCAATGCCCTTCGGGGTCAGGGAATAAGACTTTTGTTTTCCACGGGCCATGATCAACCTCCAATGGTGATGATTTCGGAATAGGGCAGCTGTTCAATCCAGTCGCAGAAGGTGTGCCATTCGACAACCTTGTGGTTGCGGCGGCCATGGTAGATATTGTGAAGGACTTCATAGTTCAGGGAAATGGTGGCTTTCATCATGTAGCCATGGGGCAGCAGTTCCAGAAGGGCGCGCCAATACCGCTTTTCCTGGGTTTCATTGAACTTCTGACGGAGCCATTCAAGCCGCGCAATGGTGTCCTTCAGGGTTTCCATGGCTTCGGGGACTTCGTCACAACCTTCATGGGCGAAATTGTCCAGGGTGAAAGGTTCCACATGGATTTTGTGCATCTTGGAACAGGAATTGCGGACGGTTCCCACCTTATAGGTGTCAAATTCAATCCACCAGAAGGTCGGGGCTGTGACGGTGAACATGACGGGAATCATGCGGCGGTATTTACCGTGAACGGGGCCGCCCTTGGCAAGACGCTTCATCAGACCATAGTCATTCAGGCCCATATCCACATAACCCTGAATGCCGTATCCGGGTTTTTCGATATAGCCGAAATCGCTGTCACTTTTATCCCAACTGTTCATAGGGTTCCGCATACCTTCAATGATGATTTCCCACTGTTCGGGGGAAGGTAAAACGGTTTTGATAATCTCAAGCATTATTCATTTTCCTCCTCGTATTCTCCCATAAGGGTATCAGGGTCAAAATCAGGTGTGCCGGTAAAAACCCGGCAATGTGGGCAGTTGTTTTCACCATCAGGAATGACGGTGCCACAGACAGGGCAAACCTTCTGCCCGTACTCGTTCAATTCCGGTTTGTGCTTACAAGTCCAGATCGCACACAGGATATTCCAACAGAATGCCCGGTCATGCCGTTCGTCAGAATCTTCCCGGAGGAATTTCAGGTAATGGCGGACGGCGCTGTTGATGTAGCACTTGACGGGGAGGCCCTTCTGCCAGTTGTTTTCACCGTACTTTTCTGCACCTTCTTCAAAGTGCATGGATACTTCCAACAGCATGTTTGACCAACTGCCAAATGCCACGGGGATGAAGTCACCCAGGGTATTGAACAGGTGGGAAACCTCACCGTCACCGGTAAAGCGGTGGAGCCGGTCAAATATAATGGCGGCAGGTTCTTCGGTGCCGAAGTCAACGCGGTACATATCAGATACCACATCCAGCGGCAGCAGATCACACCGGCCCTTTCCTTTCTGGATGTCCCGAACGGCACCGGTTGGGAATTCCTGACGGGTGCCGCTGTCAACGATAGACATAAAATCAACCTCCATATGTACGCATGATACGGTCATGGTACTTTTTGCGGATACGCTTTTTCTTATGGTACAAAGCCATGTGTACCCATTCAGGGTGTTCCTGTTCTGCACGGACATACGGCGCGTATTTGCTGATATACTCAGTAACGGAACTGACCATGTTGCCGATGATTCTGGCACATTCTGCCACACATTCAGCAAGGGTCGTTATGGTTTTATCGTCCATATGCCGCCTCCTTCTGCTTTCTCAGCCGCTTTTCCCATTTCCGTTCCCGGCGGTCATCTTCGCCGTTGACGAAGTTCTGGCCCTTGAAAAAGGCTTTATTACGGCGGCGCTTGTCAGCGTCCCGGTTGGGAACGCAAGAACGGGTCATGCCATATTTTCGCATATTAGCCATGTTTACTCCTTTCGTCCCACCACAGGCGAATGAACAAACCCAACAGGATACACAGAATTGTTTCAATCCGCATATGCTGCCCTCCTGTTCCACGCTTCGATTGCTTCTTCTTTTGTATCGTATTTGCGGTTAAACTGAATAGGACAATCAGCATCCCACGTTTCAAAAACACCTATGTGCTTCCAAAACCAACCTCCACCAACACGAACAATTTCTACTTCCCCACCGCAAAACGGACATGGTTTCAACTCAGGTTTGTCGCTTGTTTTATCGCTTGTCGCTTGCTTTGTTTCCAAGCGAATTCCTCCTTTCATGCCGGGGGCAGGTAGAACCCACCCCCGTGCTTTGGTACTTAGCGGATAACAACAACGGAACCGGCTTCAATCAGATCCTTGAGGGCTTCCTCAAAGTAACCGGCAATGTTCCGGGTGGCTTCCAGCTTCCAAACACCGCCGTCAGCAGGATACACACCGATTTCACCGCGTTCGCTGATACGCAGCAGGAAATCAGATTCAGGCTGTTCCACTTCAACGAAGGTGCGTCCGGTTCGGTCAATGGGCTTGTACTTGTCGAACTTACCGCCGAACCGGGTTCCGCGATTGAAAGAACCGCCGCCGTCACCATACGGGGGATCCACCACAGCAAGGTCAAAGTATTGGTCTGGATACTGCCGCATGACTTCCATGCAGTCAGCATTTA